TGATTCTTTTGTTTTTTCCAATTCAAAATTTTTTTGTTCGACGGGTGTAACATCGAATATTTTTTCCATATTCTTATCAAATGTGTTCATTTTTAACCAATATACCTATAGATAACCGAATCAAAAACCCATGTATAAACTTCTCCTGTATTGGCCATAACTACTCTATTAACTAAAGCGTGTGTTGTGGGATCTTCTATAAATGGATAAGGTCTAGTTGTTCCTGACACATTTACACTAAAACCACCAGGATTTAAATTTTTAATTGTATATGTTTTTCCAATTCCTGCATTGGGTGATAAGTTTACTACTATATTTGCACCAACTGCATTTGGATCGCACAATAATATATTGTCTGAATTTGATGCAAGAATGCTTGCAACATTAACTAAACGAACATCTTTATAACCTGGTGCTAATGTTGATCTTTGTGCTGTTGATGTATCAAATACACTTACAATACCATTTTGACTAAATGTCCAATTAACAGTATTGGTTGAAATAACAATGTCTTTTAAACCTTCTCTTAACAAAATCTCTGTGTTTTGTGTGTTTATAACAACGCCTTCATAATCAACAAAAACAATATTAGTATTTGACCAATTTAATTGTGCCCATTCATAATCGTGTTGTGCAAAAACGTCAATACCATTTGCATCTTGAACATGTCCAATTCTTGTATTGCAATAAGTATTCACAACATTTGTTCTAAAAATTAAATCTCCAACAATCACATCACCAGTTCTTGACAATTTTGTATTAGCTGCATTGAAAGCTGCATTAGCTCTTTCTCTAGCAAATGTGTCTGAAATAGGAGACACATTAAAAAGTTGAGCAAAATTATTGTTTATTTTTTGACCAGCAGCTCTTAAAGAGTCGCCTGTGCCATCATTAGGAGTTGATCCAATATTAATTGTTTCTTGTGCCATTTTAGATGTTCTCTCTTACTAATGTTGAATAACTATTCGCATTTAAATCCATTCCAATATCACCAGCTGTATTGTCCATAGTATATATAGTACTGTCGAACGTTACAGCAGCAACATCAATTTGTGCATACTTGAATGGTTCTGGACTATATGCTGTATAGTTATAACTTGCATTTGTTTGTAATGAAATGATTGGTGTCGAAGAAGTGAAATCACCTTTAATATCGGTGAGTTTTAAAATATTTAATGATTTTATCCACTCCACAACAGTTCCGGTTGCTGTTGCCGTTCCAAACGAATATCCTTGATATACTGTATCTCCCACGCCATAGACACCAGAACCTGTTGCTGGATTCATTGTAAATGAAATAACATCATTTGTAGAATTTAAATTGTATAATGAAGTTATTGAATGTTTAATTATACTAGCTGAAGATTGTTTACCAAAAATAAAGCCTTTGACCGTAAAACTCAAAGTCCAGATAATCATTCTGGTTTCTTGTTCTCTAGGACCCTCATAAAATATTTCGTGACTGGCTTTGTTTAGTATGATTGGTATTTCACGAATAGCATTCATCTCAGGTATCAGATTCAATTTAATTGTATAATCTGGTGTGAAGAATGGTATAATATGTTCAATTATTTGATGTGCGTCTTCAATATTTCTGGTATAAAGATATAGATTGAAATCAAAGTTGTATGGTACAGGATTATATTGTGATAGTAATCCAGATGCTGTTTGTGCAAAGTTCTTTGTATTTGTATTTAATTTTCTGGATGTATCATAATCCATTGCGGTCATTTCAAATGACATTCTAGGCAATGCTATTTGAACTTTTTTATCTAAATTAGAATCATCTTCTAATCTTAATACATATCTTTCTTTTGGTGCGTATGCAATGGGCACCAAGACACGCTCAGACTCTGTGTTATCTGGATTGTATCTAACCAAAGTTATATTATCGAACAGATTGCCAAATCCGATAATTAATTTTCTGATGATCCGATTGTATACTGGTACTGACATTATAGTGATCCAAAAGGATTAATTTCTGAAATATCAATAATACTATTTGCTTGATTATCGATATATTGATTATCATATGTCGAATTTCTGGAAGAATCTTTCAATGGATCATATGTAGTCAATGTGTATCTTGCATTACTTGAAGCACCAATAATTATAACATTGTCGTCAAACTCACCTGTGATATTGGTAATCGAAAGAACATTATTTGTTTTATTCCATTCTTGAACAACACCAATAGCTGTTGCATTATTTTGTGTTTGATCTGTAGACTGAAACACAATTTCTTTAGAAACATATTGTCCTGTGCCATTGTTTGCAACATTTAAATCGATTGTGTATGCTGATTGTGATACAGCATCATCAATATCTTCAACACCAGTATCGATAATTTCTTGAGAGTATTTGAATTTCTCCAATTGCAATTCGTAGAAGAATGGTATTTTTCTTCCTAAAGTAAAGAAGTCTTTTGTTTGATCAACGAACTTAATCTCATATAATTCTCCAGTTCCGTTTAGGAAAGGAACATATATCAAATCACCTTCGCGTGGTCTTGTAAATATATTTTGTGGAACTCTTTGTGAAAACGATCTTTTGGAAATAATTACATTGACATTATTCTTTATTTCCAGACCAAACTTGGAAAAGAATTCTCTTTCACCAGTATATTCAAGTGCAGTAGACAAATAAAATTCAACAGGAAATGCTGATTTGAATTTCTTAACTGGATCTTCACCAAAAAGAATGTCTCTCGCCAGATCATTATCATTAGGTAGATAATATGCATCAGTACCCATGATCTTGATTGATTCAACAATCAGATCCTCAACAACTCTTTGTTCTGCGGTGGAGTTATAGTTATTAAAATATACGGATGTTGCGATTTTAGGTACCTACTTTTTTTCTATTGAGGGCGGATTGTCTCATTTTTTCGATGGTTTCTGGTGAATGTTTTCTTGGTTTTCTGTTCTTTGCAATCTCACTTAATTTTTTTCTTGTTTCGGCCGGCATTACCCAACCTTTTTTCGAACAACTCATTTTTAATTTAGTTTCTTCAGATAACTTCCATGTTTTGCCTTTGGAACCTGATGTGAGTTTTTGCGCTTTTAAAAAATCCAATTTTCTTTTTTCTTTTTCGGAATCCGATAAACTATTCCATCTTTCTTTGGCTTTAATTGATTCAATGATTTTTAAATTTGGATTTTCAATATACCTTTGTTTTTGTTTTTCATTCAATATTTTTTGTTTCTCTGGTGAAGGTTTCCAACCCCAAGTTCCTTCACCACCATCAGTTTCATTATATCCATTATTTTTTGTATCGAGTTTTTTTATCCAATTTTTTTCTTTTTGAAACAATTCTTCTTTATAATTTGCAACATCTAATTCATAAACAATAAAATTTTCTACACCATATTTTATCATTGCTTTGTGTAAATGTTGCTTTTTTTCTTTATACTTGGCAATTTCAATATGTCTTTTAAACCTTCTTTCTATAGTGCCTTTGGTTATACCAACATATTTTTTACCATTCAGTTTGTTTTCTATACAATATACTTTCATAGATTTATCCTCCATAAAAATATTTATATAAAAAGACTTTTTGAGTATACTTGAATTATATTTCAATTCAAATACCAGTCCAAAACTCCTCCGTAATTTTTTTCCATATCTTCTTCAAGTGCCTTTATTTCTGTTTCGGCTTCCATATAAATTTTATCACCGTTCAACTTTACGCCGCCAGGTAATTGTATGTCTGCGAACTTTTTCAAGTTATTTCCCCACGATCTTTTGATTAGAGCTGTTGCGTATTGTTTTAACCAACGATCTTCCCAAACATTTCCATATAAAGTTGGGTCTATGACCGCATAACACTCGGCAATTACAGTTGTGCCTACTGGAGCCTGTGAACTGCCCCATGCCCAATCAATGTATAATCTTTGCATGTGTCTTTGAAAACGAATTGGTACTTCACCAGTAAACAATAATTCCAAAGAACGCAAATGTTGCATAGTCAATGTATAATTGATGTATGATGCCGAGGTAAAATCATACAATTCATTTAAACGCAATTGATATCTTAAATCAAACATATTGACTTGAGCAGAAGAATCATACAAAGGAAATATTCTGGTTATACCAGTAATTTCTAGTGCGTTGTTTGAAGAATCTCTTGCCTGAGATATGTCAAGATAGCGATTATTAATATCGTTTTGATCAAGCTGTTTGATGTAAAAAACTTTTTGTAATCCATCAAAGTGA